CGTTGGACGCTGGAGCTGAGACGAAGGTACCATTACCACAGACCATTATGTATAATGAGTCGAAGGGTATGAATGCAATGTTTTCGTCTATTATGTCAAGGGTACATGATACGGTGGATATGATGATGGTACCACATGTCAAGTTTAACGATCGTGCAAGTCCTGCGGATCATGAGGTGTGGTTTAACACCTTGGAGCCGGTACGAAGGACGGCGAAGAATATTTATCGGTATCAGGGTGATAGTTATAACTTCGATCGTAGTCAGGAGTACATGGCGTTTGCCGTTGAGTTGCGGTTCTATTTTGAACATGGGTTGAATGACGAAACGTTGCAAATTTGGAAGCAGACTATGGGCGTGAAGACTGCGGTTTCTTTGATGCACGGTTTGCTTATGCACATTGTATTACAGGGTTTGTCAGGTATTTTCAAGACGTTGTTTCGGAACGGCCTGGTGACATTGGCGTCGGTGATTGTTGCGACAGAGGTGCGACGTGAAGCGTTGATTTCGTTGGATATCAAGGGCGATGATTATACGCTGGAAACAACTTTGCCTATAGATGTGGCGCGTGCTACAGAGGTATTGGCGTGGAAGTTTAATCTTAGTGCAAAGTTGTGGGGTTGCGACTATTTGTATTTCTGTAGTCGCTATTGGATCTGGGTCGACGGTTGGTGGTACTGGGTGGCCGATCCTGAGCGTAAGTTCGAGTCACTGTGTGGCGCAGTGGCAGTGAATGAACACGGGGAAACCGTGTTAGCTGAAAAATGGCAGTCGTTGCGCGACGATTTGCGACATTATAATAACGGGCTGGTCGTGGAGGAATTAGCGCGTGCGGTAGTGGCTACAAATACGCGGCGGACAAGACCACCGGTTATGTTGATCGGAGGCTTGGCTCAGTTAGCGGAGAGTAGAGATGAATTTTTCTCTTTTTATGGACCACCTGAGGTGGTAGGTTTATAGATTAGGGAGAATTGTTAATCGATTGTGTACGGCACTGTTTGATGTCGGTGTTATGAATCGAGTGATTGAAACGTCATTGCGTTTCCGAGTTGTGATCGTAAATTACACGTGTGCCAAAACACGTAAAATTACATTCTTTTTGTGTAAGGTTGGTTGTGGTTTCTGAGGGTTTTGTTGACAGAAAATCACATAAAATTCCCTGGATCTCGTTTGAGGTCTTAATCGGAAGGTTTTATACTCTTTTTTAGGGTTTC